AGCAATAGATAATATTACTGGTGGTAAAAGCGGTGGAGAGTTCTGGATTATTAGTGGTCGTCCTAGTCAGGGTAAGTCGGCTATGATGTTCAATTCAGCATTAGCTGATGCAAAAGCAGGAGTACCCTGTCTCATCTTTGAAAAGGAAATGAGACCTCAGGAAGTAGTAGAAAGACTTATTGCTATTGAAACTGGAATACCTATTACTAATCTTAGAACAGGCACTCTTTCTCAGAAGCAATTACAGGAGGTACATGACTCTCTAGCAGTTATAGACTGTTACCCGATGTATATAGATAACAGTTATGTAAACTCTGACTTGTATTATCTAGAGTCTACGATAAATAAATTCAAAAGATTGCATGATATTCAGAATGTATATGTCGATTACTTACAGTTATACTCTGATAGAGGAGAAGGTCAAACAGCAGAACTTGGAAGAATTTCCAGACTATTAAAACTTATAGCTAATGACTTAGATATTTGTACTATAGCATTCTCTCAACTAAATAGAGGTGTTGAATCTAGAGATAATAAGAGACCTATAATGTCAGACCTTAGACAGTCAGGTAATCTAGAAGAGGATGCAGACTTTGTAGTAGGTTTGTACAGAGATGAGTATTACAATAAGAACACACCATACAAAGGTCTAATGGAGTTTATTATTCAGAAGGCCAGAAACGGACCTGTTGGAACAGTAACATTAAAGTTCGAAGCAGAGACTAATAGGATAAATGATCTAAAATGACAAGTTCACAAAAGAGAAAAGGCAGTGACTTTGAGAGACAAGCTGTAAAGATACTAAATGAGAATTTGAAATCCTCAAACTGGAATCGTGTAGCTGGAAGTGGTGCTATAGGTACCATCATAAATGAACCGCTTCTCATGGGAGATATTAGAGGTAAGGTAGACTCTATTCCTAAGAAGTTCAAAGCAGAGGCTAAAGTAGGATACTCAAATAGTAAAACAGCAGGTGCTAAGTCTTTTACTATGCAGAAAGAATGGCTTGATAAGATTAGAGAGGAAGCAGAGACGGACTATTCAATACCGTTTCTAATTGGAAAGTTTTCTAATGTAAGAGAAGGAACTAAAGTGTTTGTGACATTAGATATAGATGCGTTTGTGTATCTAATAAACTACATAACTGAATTAAAAGAGAGGTTGAATCTAAGATAATGAATGATACATCGTGGCAAGTGGTTAAAGAATTCTATATGAAATCTTTTGGTTTTCCAGAAGGTTTGATTGAGGTTGTAGCAAACTACGATATTCTTCTTATGTGTGTATCTGGAAGTTCTAATCTATCAATCTCTAAGTTCTTTAATACTAGCTTGAACGATGTAGAGTCCGCTGTAAAGGAATACCTAAACTTTAGTGGTTGGTATAGTGACTTATCTTTCAATCCATATAGCATATATGTTAGTATGATAAAGACTGATGAGATTTATAATTTGGATACGTTTACGCATGAGATTAAGCTTATTGATAGTAGTTTAGATGTTGATACTATTATAGAAATATATAGAATATGCAGTTTGTTTTACAGATTAGAAGATAGATTGAATACGGAGTGGTACTAGAAAAGGAGAAATTATGAATTCTACGTTGAGTGATATTGTAAAGAAGATCCCAGATTTTGAAGAGTTTGTAGCACAAGCTGATAAGATTAGAACTTTAGCTTTAGGTAAACTACTGTTAGAGAACTCAATCAAAACCAAAGAGTCTGAGATTTATATTGTAGCTACCACAGATCCTAAGTATCTTGTTGGTGGCAAAACACCTGCTATTAGTTTCATCAAATCAGCCTATGAATTTACAGGGCTTGATGGAGAACTTGTAGCATCCAGAGATTCTCTTTCTAAATTGACTACTGACTTGGAATATGAAAGACAAGTTATGTCTGTGTATAAGGATATGGTAAGTGTATTTCAAACTCTATCCGCTAACGAACGTGGAACAGGATTTTGAGCATAAATATAAGTGCTAGTTTAATCTCTGACTACATCTCGTGCAACAGACAGGCTTACTATAGACTCTTTGATAAAGATAGAGGTGAGCCAAACAAGTATATGATTATGGGTAACGTAGCTCATAAGGCTATTGAAAAACATTGGGATGATAGGAAAGAAGCTGTATACTATGCATCTAAACATAATGATAAGTTGTCGCTTACTGATTATAATTCTATAGAGCATTTCGTAAATACCTTCTTTGATAACTTTGCTAAGTTACTAAATAAGGATGATATGGTAGAGAAGTATTTCAAACTACCTCTAGAAAAGAATGTATATTTAGTAGGTAAGTTTGATAGGATTTCTGATGGAGTTATTTATGATTGGAAAACAAATGCTAAAATTCCAACTAATATAGATAGCAATGTTCAGTTTATAGTTTACTACCATGCATATAGAAAATTATTTGGCAAGGCACCGACAGCTACATTCTTTGCGTCACTGTCTCAGGGAGTACTTATACCATTCAATTATAACCAGCACTACTTTGATGAGCTATTTGGAAAGATAGTTCCTGAGATAATAGACAATGTTAGAGCAGGAAATTTCAGTAAAGATGGAATATTTAGAAGTGGAGCATGTTATAGATGCCAGTATAAACAAGACTGCTTAGACAAAGAGGACAACAATGGGATGGTTAGTAGAACATTTGCTGAAAAATAAAATAGAAATAAAGAGTAAAGCTCTGGACTTTTCTGAGGATGTATCTAATCGCATCTCTCATTTAGAAACAGATGAGCAGTATAATGATCTAATTATAGTTGAGATGGCCGTTGAAGTTCTTTACTTAGAGGGATCATTGTCTGACTTTGATATGAAGATCATATCTTATTTATCAGATGGCAAATATATAATAAATTCTGAGAAGTATTTTGGACTTAGTAGAGGTACTATAACTAAACACTTTCAAAATATTTGTCAAAGAATATCCTACTTCTTAGGAGGATATTTCACAGACGAAGGGTTTATATATGAAGTAGCTACTAAGAACGATCTTACAGAAGAACAAATAGATACGCTAAAACGATATATAAAGTCTAAATATAGACATTCAGTAGTCAGGAGTATAAAGTAAATGAAGTTAGCTAATAGATTTACTCAGAGATGTCAGCATAGGCATCGAATTAACACCCATCCAAAGTGTTTCGACAGTAAGGGATTGCCTAGGTACCTGTCTGGAGAACTTCCAGAGATGCCTAAGATTTTAGTATTTGATATTGAAACGTCACCACTAAAGGCTTATATTTGGCAGCACAGTGTTTATGGTGGAAACGTCTCTGAGAAACAAGTACTGTCAGAGTGGTTCATGCTTACATGGTCTGCTAAGTGGCTGTTTGATGATGAGATTATGTCAGAGGGTTTGACAGGTAAAGAAGCATTAGCTGAGGATGATAGTAGAATAGTAAAGAAGTTCTGGGAACTCTTGAATACAGCAGATGTTGTTATTGCACATAATGGTGATAGGTTTGATGTACCTAATCTAAACACTAGATTTATTGTCAATAACTTACCTCCTACAATTCCCTACCAGAGTATTGATACCGTCAAAGTAGCTAGACGACAGTTTGGATTTACACACAATAATCTAAATGCTTTAGCTAGAGTATTTGGCTTCGATGTAAAACTTGATACCGACTTTGATTTATGGAAGCGTTGTGTGGATGGTGATGATGAAGCATTGAGATACATGGAAGAATATAATAGAGGTGATGTTAGACTTCTAGAGAGTGTGTATCTGAAACTGCGACCTTGGATTAGACCTCATATTAATATTGGTGTATACTTAGATGAAGGTTCCGAAGTTTGTCCTAATTGTGGACATACAGAAGTTACTTGGCTACCTGATAAATTCTATTATACTAATACTAATAAGTACCCAATGTTTAGATGCGATGACTGTGGTGCATTTGGTAGATCCAGATATGGTGGTATGGACAAAGAGAAACGAAAAACTTTAGGCGTTGGAATAGGAAGGTAACTAATGGTAGAAAAGAAATCTAAAAGAGATTCCACAGAATATATTGCACGCAGGTTCTTCGGAGAGACAGAGGGGATTATGGGGGAGGATGGGTTCTGGACTGTCATCTCTGGACTAGGAGAATCAAGGTCTAAGGATGGAGAGGATTGGGAAACTCTGTTCATTGATGCCATGTCAATTGATGATGATTTCGATAGAGGATATGCAACAGCACTTAGTTCTGTGTTGAATGAGTTTATGGCTAAGACTAAAGAAAGAGGTTTCAATTCTTTATTTGAGGCAGAGGCGTACGATAACGCACTTAGAGCTAGACTAGAGGAAAAGGAAATTGCTGATGAAGCCAACAGTAAGAGTACAGAAGCTACATAAGCTAAACACATTAGTTATAAAGCAATCAGGGGGTAGATTCTTTATAGCAGCGCCTGACTCTATTGTGATTGATATTCCGGGACTGATGATGCTACTAAAGTTCTTAGTGTTCAATAACTATGTAGATATAAGAGCATTCAAAGGACTTATTGAGGAATATGATTCAGTAAATGATATAGGATAAGGAGATCTCATGACAGATAGAACTAATACTACTTGTGAGTTATGTTGTAAAGGAAAGTATGTAGAAGCATCACTGATGGATGATGTTATGGGAGTTCTACACTGTAATAACTGTGACCATATGGTTAGACGTTATTGGGAGGTTAAGGAAGAGGCACCTAGTGAGGACTAAGAAAACAACATTCATACTAATAGCTGGAAAAGCAGGGGTTGGGAAAACTACTCTAGGAGAATACTTAGCTAGAGAACTCTCAGGAATAAAGGGGATTTCTGTAGTAACAGTTCCTCTAGCATATAGTCTAAAGAGGGTAGCTACATCTGCATTTGGTTGGGATGGTGAGAAAGATGCTAAAGGTAGACGACTGTTACAGATAGTAGGAACAGATGCTGGTAGAGAGTACGATGAGAATATTTGGGTAAGAAAAACCGTAGACTTCGCTACTACATCTAGTGTGTTTCCTCCTAACTTCGTGATTGTAGATGATTGGCGCTACCCTAATGAATGCAGTTATATAGAAGACCTTGGTATTCATAATGTAGTTACAGTTAGAGTAGAAGCAAGCAGTAGAGAGATACTAAAAGGTACCAGAGAAGCTAAACATATTTCTGAAACATCTTTACCTTGTGGATATGGTGAAGAGGGGAGTTGGTACGATTTTGTAGTATCAAATCAAGATAGTTTTGATAGTTTGTATTGTCAAGGTAAGAATATTATGTCTTACCTTTTAGAAAACTTTATTCTAGAATAAGGAGAAAAAAGAAATGGTTTTACCTGCATTTGTTCGTTCGTTGGAATTTTGGAAAGCAGTGAGTTTTATTATCACTGCCCTCGTAGTTCAGTTTACTGACTACAAATTAGAAGTCGCAGTATTAGAAGGCTTCTTCTTGGCAGTGCTTAGTTTGTTTGGGGTTACTCCTGAACTTCGAGCACGTGGCCTTAAGGTCAAGGGTTTCCTTGGCCTAAGCAAGAAATAAGGTAGTGGATATGAGGCCCCTTAATTGGGGCCTCTACCATTTAAAATTATGAAATTTAGAGAATGTTACAAATGTAAAGAGAAGATAATCTATGAGAAAGATGATAATGGTAGGGTAAAGGATGTTAGATATAAGATGGTACCTTTAGATTATCCATATATAAATCTATTCTTTCATGTAAAGTGCTATGAAGAGGTTGATGATATGTTTCTATATCTATCAGGAAATCCTGATTTATGTTATAATTAGGGTATATAATCAAGAAAAACGTGAAAAAATACAGGGAAGTAGGATATTACTATGTCTAGAAGTAAAAGTCAGATAAGAAATCTAAAACAGAATCAGGGCATGTCAGATGACGAATTTGATGAGTACTGGGAACAGACATTCCTAAAATCAACAGTTTCAGAGGAATTCGAGGTTAGAATTGAACAGAAACTCACTGAGTTTGGGGATGACTATGATCTATCAGATCTAAAAATAAATGATAAGGCTGCTCTAAGAGCATTGATACAGACTATCTTATCTCTAGAAGATTATGAACAGGCAATGTTCACGTTTAGAACTACTGGAATATCAGAAACCTCTATCTCATCTCATGAGAAAATTAATAAGATTATGACATCACTCAGGTCTGATATATCTAAGTTACAAGACGATTTGAATATCAAAAGGAAAGCTAGGCAGACTGATAATGATGTTTCTGTTCTCAGTTACATTGATGAACTAAAACAGAAGGCTAAGAAGTTTTATGAGGCTAAGAACCAGTATATCTTCTGTCCTAAATGTAACATGCTTTTAGGAACAGTGTGGTCATTATATCCACATGAAACTGGAAACAAGATTAGATTTATCTGCAATAGAAAAGTAGAAGATGGAAAGATTTGTGGGGAGATAGTAAACGTATCTACGAGTGAGATGGCTAAAACTAAAGGAAGCAATAAGGTAGAACTTATGGCAGAAGGAATGGTATAATGAACGCAACTGAAATCAGTAATTGTAGGGTTTGTAATGGAGAAGTAGAAGTCGTTTTAGACTTAGGAAGTATATACCCATCTGGATTTTCTGACCGTATTACAGAAGAGCATGAAGAAGATAAAGCTCCGTTAGTTCTTTGTAAATGTAATGACTGCGGACTAGTTCAGCTAAAGCATACGGTTGATCTTGATTTGATGTACAGACAGTATTGGTACTCGTCATCTCTGAACAAGTCAATGGTAACTTCTCTACAAGATGTAGTTGATGATGTGGAATCTAAAGTAACATTCAAAGACGGGGACATTGTAGTAGACATAGGTGCTAATGACGGTACTATGTTAGAACTTTATAAGCAGGATATTTTCTGTAAGATAGGTTTTGACCCAGCATTAAACCTAGAAAAGCCTAAAAGCTGTGATGTATTTATAAACGATTACTTTTCATCTACAGCATACTTAAACGAAACTGATGTTAAAGCTAAAGTAATTACAGCTATTGCTATGTTCTACGATTTACCTGACCCAGTAAATTTCTGTAAAGAAGTTAAATCTATTCTAGCAGATGATGGTATTTTTGTAGTTCAGTTTACAGATCTTATGTCAATGTTCAAAGCAACAGCATTTGATAATATCTGTCACGAGCACTTAGAGTACTACCGTTTAGAAGATGTAAATAATGTTCTTGAATTAGCTGGATTAGAAATCTCTGATGTATCTTATAATCTAGTGAACGGTGGTAGCATTAGAGTTACAGCTAGACACGCTAACTCTACTGGTGCTAGACCTTCTAAGATAGCAGATGAAATTCAAAAGGAACGAGATTACTTTGCTAACGATACATTTAAAGACTTTTCAAATAGAATATGTGAAACTATTATTAAAGTACAATCGTATTTGAAGTTATCTAGAGATATGGATTTTACAGTGTACCTGTTGGGTGCAAGCACTAAAGGTAATACTTTATTGCAAGTATGTCAGATTACTCATGATGATATTCCTTATGCGGCAGAGGTTAATAAAGATAAGTTTGGATTATATACAGTAGGCTCCGATATAGAAATAGTATCGGAAGAAAAAGCATTAGAAGATAATCCAAAATGCTTCTTAGTTCCAGTATGGCATTTCAAAGATAACATTCTTTCTAATAGTAAGATAAAGGAATACATAAATTCAGGTGGAGAACTTCTATTCCCATTACCTGAGTTCACTATAGTATCTAAGAACGGAGAGTTTAAATTATAATATGGACATCGAAATCAAAACAACCATGCAATTGATGGATGAGTTTGTTACCAATCAATTGCGATGCTGGATGGCACAAGAGAAAATTTATGATACATCTCTATCTGATAAAGAAAGACTAGATGCTGCTATTAGGGCACAGGAAACTAACTCTAAAAGAACAGAGCTAATCCGCATCCTTGATAAGAGGTTGGGTAGTCCGGGGGTAACTAATACTACCAAGTCATATCATACTTACTTAGAGGAAGAAAAGTAGTGCAGGTACCGACCGTAAATCACACAGAAGAGCGTTGTATAGTGCATCAATTTGGGAAGAGGCTAAATAGAGTATCAGACGCTGTTGATGGAGTCTATCTATACAATGATAAAGTTTATAGAGTTATAAAGAAAGAGAATGAGGAAAGAACCAAGTCTATCGTAAACAATGTACCTCTTATGGAAAGATTGCATAAAGCTGGTTTGGTAGGTACATCTATATCTAATCTTGATGGAGATAGACTTCTTCTTGAGCATGAACTAGTAGACTTTAATTCTTATGGAAGTGAGTGGTCTCCTCCAGCAAAATTAGATGCCGCATTGATGGTGCTTAGACTGACAAGAGAGTTGGTGAAAGCTGGACTATGTCTGTGGGATGGGCACACTTTTAATGTTTTTATGGACTTTACTACTCCAAAGTGGGTAGATTTCCATTCCATAATTCCTTTTATTACTTCAAATGCGTGGGGAGGGGAATTTGAGAACCATTTCTTTCTCCCTGTTGGTGGGAGTCAAGACGTATGGGATGTAGAGGCTGCTAAAATGCTGTCAGGTTTTGGACAGGATAACGACCAGCAGGTAGTGATTACATTCTTAGATAGTATAGAGAAGCATCTTTTAACTATAGTGTGTACTCCAAAAGAAACTCCTTGGTTTGCTTATCGCAGACAGAGTGATATAAATTTAACTGCAAAGCAGAAGAGTACCCTCTCATTTATAGAACAAGTTAAACCACTTAGTAAAACATTTCTTGATATAGGAGGTAATGCTGGATGGTACTCTCATGCCGCTAGTAAACTAGGATACAAAGTTGTAACTACAGATGTAGACGAGGCGTGTATCTCAGAACTATATTTAGCAACTAAAGAGAATGGGGATAGTATACTTCCTCTAGTTGTAGACTTCAAGACATGTCTAGATGTTCCTCGCAAGGGACGTAAAAGTTTCGCTGAGAGGTTGAGTTGCGATGTAACTCTGTCTCTGGCACTACTACACCACTTAGTTTTCTTTCAAGGATGTGATTTTCCTTTCATAGCTGAAAGATTAAACGCGCTATCAAAAAAGTATGCGATAGTTCAATTTATTACTAGAGAAGATAGTTACATAAAGCATTGGTTAGAGACAATACCTAAAGATTGGTACACTATGGATAACTTCATTATTGAGATGAGCAAACATTTTAGTAAGCATACTATTATTGACTCAGACCCTATAGGAAGAAAGCTAATATTGTTTGAAAGGTAAGGAAATATAAATAATGATAAATTCTAAATGTTTAGAAATAGCAGACTATGATAACTTTTCAGAGCACAAGATTATTCAGGAAATGATGGATAACACTGAGGGTGTTTATCGGTACGAGCATCCTCATCGTAAGTGGGAGTATGGTTTAGCTATGAAGTTCCTGAGGGAGGTTGAGGCTAGGACTGTACTAAATATTGGGGGAGCTAATTCTCCACTATCTACAGCTTTATTCAATTTAGGAATGGAAGTTACAGAGGTTGACCCAGATGCTCCAGATGAGCGTCTCCCTAACATCAAGTATCTAGATAAAGAATTTCCATATAAAGGGATTGCTAGATATGACGCTATCGTTAGTACATCAGTAATTGAACATGTCTCTGATCATATGAAGTTCTTTTCAGACATTCTTATCCATGCTGATAAGGCCGTATTCCTTACTATGGACTTTTCTCCAGAAGGAAAGACATTCAGTAAGTACCATATTCGTACCTATTCTGATACTGATATGGCTACCTTTAGGTCTATGGCAACATCTAGTAAGTATGGATATGAGTACCAAGACACATCTGAGTATGACTATACAAGTAGGGAAAAGAATGTGTACGATTATAATTTTGCATCCCTAGCATTAGTTAAGAAGTCGCAGTAATGACTAGAGTATTGTTAGTAAATCATAGTCAGGAAAACTGTGGAGTTAAGCAGTTTGGAAAGAGATTTGCCAACTTAGCGTCTAGGTCAAAGACTGTAGAAGTAAACTACTTTGAGACAGACTCACTCCCAGAATTTAGGGCTAAAGTAGGGGAAGTTAACCCCACTGATATTATCTATAATTGGTATCCGTGTACTATGCCTTGGTTGGGGGAAGATCAAATTACTAAATACCCTCAGTATAAGCACTGGTTTATTTTTCATGATGGTACTGTAAGAAGTAATTATGATGGATATTTATTCTCAGGTGAGGGTGAAAAAGATTCGTGGGCATTGAGAATAGATTTGAACAGGGCTCATATACTTCCCAGACCTCTGTTTGATTATAAGAATAACTATCCTAGTAATGAAGTAGTAACTGTAGGTAGTTTTGGTCTTGGAGGGTGGCAGAAAGGTTTTCCTGATTTAGTTACTCTAGTTGGGAAATCGTTTGATAGGGCAGTACTAAATATGCAAATTGCTCCAGCTTATTTTGGAGACCCTTCTGGAACAGATGCTAAGAAGATTGCAGCGCTATGTCATGAACTAAATGTTTATCCTAATCTGGAGTTGAATATCAGTCACGTATTTCTTTCAGATGCTGAGATGCTAGATTTTCTAGCAAAGAATGACATAAATGCTTTCCTATACAGAGCTAATAGTGAGGGCCTATCTAGTGTAACTGACTTTGCACTGTCAGTTGATAGACCTATAGCTGTTGTAGAGGGGATGATGTTCAGACACTTAGACACTACTCTTATAGATACTGGTAGTAATACTCTACAAGAAATTTTAGATAGAGGAATTGCTCCTTTAGCTGAGCATAAGAAGAAGTGGTCTACTGACAACTTTGTGAAAGAATTTAATTTACTTTTTGAGGATAAATAGATGCTTCTAAATAGAATACTAACTAATAAAGATAGAAAAGAACTCTCCTATAGAGTTGATGAAATGTTCAAACATTGTCCAGATATGATGTCTAGGAAAATATCAGAAGCTAATGTTCAACAGGCATTTGTTTTAGATACTGTTATAAAGAACACCAGCAAAGATGATAAGATACTATGTGTCGGTTCTTTTGAAGATTCAGCTATGGCTACTCTAGAGAGTATGGGGTACTCTGATGTCTTTGGAATTGACCCAGATATTAACTTCTCTTTGAATGAGTACTGTGATCAAGTAGCTGATGAAGATGTATTTTATGATATTGTGTTTGCTACTTCTGTATTAGAACATGTACAGGATGACGAACTATTTGTAGGTCAGATGTGTGAACTTCTAACAGTGGATGGGTGGGGTATTATTACTTGCGATTTTAATAATGAATATGTTCCTGGAAATTCTGTTCCAGCTACAGTAGTTAGACAATATACTAGAGCTGATTTAGAAGATCGCTTACAAAAAGTACTTCACTATTATGGATGTAAGATTGTTGGGGAATACGATTGGACTGCAGAACCTGACTTTATTTATCAAGGGCATCTATATAGTTTCGCTACCTTTGTTTTTGAAAGACATGTTTAAATGTATAGCAATGTAATCTTTTACAATCACTTTGGAGCAGGTGATATTTTTGAATCACGTAAGTTCGTAAAAGCATGGATGAAATTAGTATCTGCTGAGCGATATGTATATGCTCATGGAAAGCCAGTAAAGATCCTAAAGGATATTCCAGAGCTAGAGTTTGAAGATGTTACTCCTCTTATGGAAGGTATGCGTGGGATACTAGATGATGGAAATGGCAATCTATATGTCAATACATGGATAGGTAGAGATGGTGGTTATGTACTACCAGGAATAGGTTGTACCGTAGAACAATTATTTAGAATGCATAATGATCTATTAGCAGTATATAATTTAGGAACTCTTCCCGGTCAACCAATAGATTATATTCCAGAAATAGATTATAGTTTCTATGATACATCTGGAGTGGATGCCTTTATTTCTAATAGCTCTAGAGAAAAAATACTGATTGATAATGGTAACGTACAGTCATGCCAAGCAAAGAACTTTGAGTTCAACAGTATGATAAGACAGGTAGCGATGAATCATCCAGATATGGATTTCATAACCACCCACCAAATTCAATCTGATATAGAGAATCTATTTTTTACTGGTGATATAACTAAATTAAATGAGTTTGATCTTAATGAAGTATCTTATCTGAGTACTTTTTGTTCGACTTTGATAGGAAGAAATTCAGGTCCTCATGTGTTTACGCAAGTAAAACAGAACTGTATGGATGATAAA